TCTAACTCATCATATTTTTGAGCTGCTTCATTTTTATCTGTGGGATTAGCAGAAATATCTATGTCGCGATACATTCCTCCAACTTGTTTTTTTCGAAGTTCATTACCCATGATTTTAACGATGTGGGTTATTCTTTCACAAGATTCCATGTCGGTTGTGTTATAAGGAATCACAACATCCTCTGCTGGTACAAATTTTGATACTGCTCTACCTCTTACGGCATCATAATAAACTTTTTTAAATGAACTACCTGCTAGTGGTAAATGAAATAACATCTGATCTAATTCTTGATCATACTCTTCCATCTCATAAGATAATTGATAGTTCATAAACTCCTTAACACGTTGTGCTTGTTCTTCTACTTGTGGAGTTATCTCACCCACGATCTGTGTTCTAACAGGACCCTCGGGTGGTAATAATTCTTTATAAGCTTGTGCTTGAAATTGTGTCACTGTTTCTGCAAGTAAAGGGTGTGTTACACCACTGGCACCTGCAAAAGGTTTTGATCTGTCTTCGTAAGTAAATCCTAGTAAGTCTAATCCGTCTGTGTATGATTTTAACCAATCTGCTCTGGCATCTTTATCATACTCATAATCACTCATTAAACCTGCAGCTAAAGATTCTAACTCGTCTTCAGTTATTAAATCTGCAAGGTTAGCATTAAATGCTCCTTGTTCCGAGGTATCTTCTGCAGGATTAACAATCGCTGAACCGTCGTCCAAGATCATCGCATCACCCTCCATCAAAGGTTGTTGAATCTCTCTTGCTGAATCAGGTTCTATTTTAATATCAATCTGATCGTCTGGATTATTTTTTTCAATAGCCATTATCTAATTCTTTTTGTTAACTGATTTATATCCATGATACCACCTTGATTCATTTCTGTAAATCTACCTTCTTTTCTTGGAGTTTGAATTTGATCAAATACTCCTCCAGGTTCAACAAAAGATTTTTCTGCAGATGTAATATACTTAGGTCTAAATTCTACTTCTACATCGTCTCTTTGACCAAAAGTATTATTTTCTACATACTTTGTCCCTAGATATTTATCAAACATAAAAGGTGTTGCTTTAAAAGTAATACCATCAGGTGTTGTTATAAAAGCTCCTTCATCAATCAAAGTTTTTTGACTGACTCCTGGCTCAAAAACCATGCTTAAAGGTAAAGGGTTCTCAATTGTCCCTGCTTCTTTTTTACTAAAAATAGATTTTAAAGTTCCCATAATACCCTCAGGTTCATCTCTTACAATTTCTCTAACAGGTATTTCTTCTTTTTTATCGCCCACTAAAGTCCCATCACGAGTTCCGTCTTTGTAACCCATGGGTCTTGTCATGAAATTTATATCCATCATGCCTCCTTGGTTCATTTTTGATTTAAGCATGTTTTCAAACATACTTTGTGCTTCTGCTATTTTACTTGTAACAGGTTGTGTTACAGTGTCTATACCACTTTGTATTTTTTCTACAATACCTGGTCCAAACTCTTCTGATAGTTTTATTATATCAATTGCTGTTAAAGGGAAAGTTACAGGTCCCGCTGCTTTTGCAATAGTTGGAAGAGAGGTAGCTAATGCAGTTAAAATAATTTTAGCACCTTTTTTATCTCCTAGTTTATATAATCTTTGTGCTTCATTTAAAATAAAATCTTTTACTAATCCTGATTTACCACTGAGTTTACCACCTTGCTTAACAATTTCTTGATCAACAAGTTTAACAAAATTTTTTGTATCTTCTTTCCCAACATACCCGCTAACTTTTTTAAAAAGTTTGTCTAAAGGCTCTTTCTTCATGGTATAACGTTTACCATTTATAAGAACGCCTTCGTTTGGTTTTTTAGTTTCAGTAAAATATGTTCTTAGTATACCTTTATTTGTTTTTGCTTCTTCAATTAAACTTTTTCTTATTTTGTCAAACTCAGGATTAGCTCCTTTAAATGACGCACCTGACACAGCACTAGCGGATATATCATCTCCCATGCCTTGCACATATTTTACAACATTATTAACGTAATCTTTTCCACCCTTTGTTGTATACTTTTCTAAAGAAGGAGGTCCCTTTCCAACGTCAACGTTTTCCACGCCAGGAACTTTTTTTGTTACATTTTTAATTTGTATGTTGTCTCCTTTAACATAATCTCTTGGAGGAGGATCTTTTTTCGTAATATTATCATAACTACCAGAAGGTCTTGTGCCTGGTTGGGTTTGTACTGCTTCTTCTAAACCAGGGCCACCTAAATCTTGACCCATGCCTACAGAAGCGCTAGCTCCACCTATTTCATTAATTAACGGGCCTATGGTTTTAGCTTCGAGAAGTCTATTCAAAACAGGGTTAGTTGTCATACCCTTTTTTAATTTTATAGGTTCTTTTATTAATTCATCAATTGATATCATAATTAGTCCTACACCGTAATGGCGGCTTGCACCGCCACACGGCTATCCCAGTCAGGGGTGTGCGATAAGGCTGACTGAAAACTTTTAAAACTCATTTAGGTTCTTCGGCCTGCGCCAAAACCTTTTACTGTAATTAGTCCGCTGTTAGGTGATGTATCCATCGCTACAATTTTTTCTTTCACGACTTCTCCACCTTCTTTGAAACCTTTAATCTTTTTATCTTTTTCTTTTGATTTCAATTTAGTTAATGCTTTTTTTAAATTATCCATTAGTAATACTCCCTTTGTTCCACGGTTCGTGGTTCATCGTAGTAGTCATCGGGAAGTTGTATGAAATTGCCTTGACGGTATCTCATGAGAGCTTGTGTTGTAGAATCAACGTAGTCATCATGATCGCCAAAAGGAAAAGCCGCACACTCCTCTATAACGTCCTCGGTCCATCGTTCATCTGGTACCCAAACTTGTCCAGACTCAAACAACGGAGCCACCGAGTTTACCCTTACGTGTTTATCTTGTCCTCTGCTCGGAGTATAATTCACGACAGGTATACCTGCAGATCTTAACTCATCAGTCAAAGGAAGTCCAGAAGCTTTTGCTTCCACGATCACCGTTTCGGGCTCCCAGTATTTATATTTATCCATAGCATGTTTCTTTAGTTCTGTAAACTCCCATCTGCCTTTTTCTGCATCAAGCAAAATAATCTGCGGATGGTTTTTTCTAGGATGACTGAACACGCCCCAAGTTGTAATAGCAGAATAGTCTGCAGTTTCTTTTTTACTAAAAGCTGTATCATAACTTTGTATCACGTGAATTAAATCTGGCACTTCTTTCTCTTCCCATACTTTCCACCACTCTCGTTTAATAATACTGCCTTCTTCTGATGTAGGTTTCTGTTGCCATTGTGCTTGCCACTTCTGTTCTGTCAAAGAAGCTTTAGTAGTCTGCAATGTTTCGAGGTCCCAGTATTCTGGCCAGATAGGTTTGTTGCTTGGTAAGATTGCAGGAAACTCTATGAGCTCCCACTGATCTGCCTTAGGTTCTTTCGCTTGTGCATCTATTAGTCTGCCTGTTAAATCTTTTACACCCCAACGTGTCATGACAATAACGATTGCACCGCCAGGCTGTAAACGCTGACGAGGACCAGAGGTGTACCATTCATACGCATTGTCAAATGCTGTGGTGGACAGTGCATCTTGTTCCGAGTGCGGATCATCAATGATGAGTAAGTCTGCACCACGGCCCGTGATACTTGAGCCAACACCAGCTGCAAAATATTCTCCGCCATGATTAGTTTCCCAACGCCCCGCCGCTTTACTGTCCGCGGATATTGATACCTGATCAAAGACTTGCTGATAGATCTGACTGTCGATTAGATTTTTCATCTTACGACCAAACCTCACAGCGAGTTCTGTATTGTGTGTTGTTTGAATTATCTTGAGCTTTGGATTATTGCCCACGAGCCATGAAGGAAACAAGAAGGACGCAAACTCTGACTTCGTGTGTCGCGGTGGCATGTTCACAATCAAACGTTTAATCTTGCCGTCCCGTATGTCCTCAAATTTTTTTGCAATTTTTCTGTGATGATATCCAGAGATAAAGTCTGGCCAAACATGTCGGACAAAAGGCAAGAAACCTTTTTCTGCAC